AGGGAATCCAAGCTTTAAGCGAGCTGACGACTCATTTCGAGCAACTTTTGAACAACTCCGAATTGATAGATGCCACGATCTATACTTTCTTGGTTGTAAGTTGGGACGAAACCTTTAATAGCTTTAGACTTTTCGTATAAGGTGGGTAAACGAACGAAGAAGTCAGGGAGATTAAGACCAAGCGCGTACTTATCTCCTTGTATAAAGAATTGGATTAACTCGTCAATATAAGGTAAATTGATACAGTTTTCGAGTATCATAATCCATCGGAGGATCTCCATATCTCCACTCCATTTCTGAGGATCGTGAAATCTCTCAGGGTTCAACGCGGTATTAATCGCCAGAATACTCGGGTACATACCTAAACACATTCCGTTAGAATCGGTGAGTTCTACATCAAACAAGCGTTGTAGGTATATCATCGTTGTATCAGAAATTCCTTGTTTTTCAGGTTCGACTTTTAAACTTATTTTGGCTGAATTTTCTGATAGTACATTCGCAATTGAAGGGGCTTCGATCAGTCCGTAACTGTTCCGCTCACCCTCCAGAATCTCATTTAATTGCGAGTTCTCTATTCCTGTTAGAGAGAATGCTAAATCGTCCCCTAAACCTTGAGCACCAGAAACCGGTAGTCCATTTTTCTGATTTAATTTCATCACATAATATGAAATGATTGACTCTAGGAAGTTAGTGAAGCCGGATCCAGATGGCATTCCGTGTCTACCAGTCGTGACTTTGTTCAAAGATATCATTATCTCGACTGTGAATATGTGTTCAAGAAGATCTTCTAAGTCTAGTCTATAACGTTCTTGAAAGAACGGCCCAACGACCTTTAAGAATATCTTTTGATGTGTCTTGTTGATGGACTTGTCCATCGCAGTGTAATCTTGTTGAATGAAAATCTCGCCCTTGAAAAATTTCTCAGAGTCGAACCCAAATTCAACTTCGTCGAAACCTTCCCATGCTGAAAAGAAAGGTAAGTTCAGCGAACGGACATGATCCAATAAAGGATATAGGAATGATTTCTCAACAAGAGTCAATGCAAATGCTGCCATAAATATGAAACGGGCTTTGCCTCGCTGTGATCTTGAGCCTAAGATCATGCAATATACTTTCCATATTCCAGAGTAAGCGTCCTTTACCGCTCGGTCTTGTATACTTTTATCGGATTTCTTGCCGACATCAGGAGGTCCTGAATTAGTACTAACCTTGTCTTCGAGTATATCACGCTCTAGGACTTTTTCATAAGACAATGGTCTTCTGTCTCGTACACCGCCAAATAATTCTGAGATCATTTCCTGAATGATATCCTCGTCGATAGTAAGGTCGCTTTGGTCAGGAGTTGTATAGTATGCGGCGAAGTCGCCTTTACGGTCCTCGAATGGAGGGTAACCACCTTGGGGCCCTACTTTTCCCATTCTACTGACGTCGTAGTTGACTAATCTCTCAGTTGCCGACACGGACTGATACTTCACGAGAGTCTGCATCCATTTCTCAAACACCTGATCTTCAGTTAGGTCCTTATATAAAGGGGTGCGTTGAGTTGGAAGCTTTCCATCGCGTAGTGTCAAAAGATTTCCGGAGGCATTGGATTGACCCTGTATGCTTAATTGTAGGTCTAGTCCTGCTTGCGTCAAAATTCGCGTTTCAAACATAAGTGTCTACTGTTTATTATTAATTTG